ACAGACAACATGATCGCTAGTCAGAACGTGGAAATTGACCAAGATCTGTTATTTCAACAAATGCAAGAAAGCATGGCAGATTTGAAATCTGACCCTAAATACAGGCTTTCGACGGGTGACGAGCAAAAAATTGCAGATGAGGTCAGGGATATTTCTTTTGAGTTGGTGCAAAAGCATGGCACTGATTTAAATGGGGTTATAACAGCTAGGCGCGAGCTTGATGATGCATTGGCTAAAAAATATGACAACGCAAATGACGCTAGAGGCGCGGCAGCATTAAGGGCAAGAAGGGTTTTAAACGAAACCTTAATGAATAATACAGAAGGCGATGATTTGAAAGAGGCATTGACTGACCAGTTTCACGCAATAACAGCCCTAGAAACAATGCTTCCCAAAAGAAACGCTGAGGGTGGAAACATAGTCTCAAGACTTTTCAAAAACCTTCAAAATGTTGCAAATATACCCACTAGCCCCTTGGCTCTTAACGCAACCGTGCTTTCTGGCGTTGCGATATTAAGTGCTACTGGGGGTCAGGTTGCGGCTTTAAGTGGCGCTACGCTTTACGGTGCATTCCTAGCGGCACAACCTAAAAATCGCTTGAAGGCTCTCGCTGGGCTTCTATCAACAACGGACAAGGCCATAAAAACAGTTAAGAAAGGAAGTGAGGTTGCCCAGCAATTACAGGCTGACAGGCTGATATTGGTGGATTTGATTGATTCTGCAAGGGCAGAAATACAATCTGGCGAGGAGCCTAATTCCAACTAACAATCTCATAGCTAGGATCAGCCTCTGCCTTCCTAAACTCTGCCCTGTAATGATCACTAATTTCTTTGCGCAGTAACTTATTAGTTTTCAGCAGGGCATTGGCCTTTTCCCTCAGAATATCCATGTGGCCCTCGCCATATAGCTTTGTTAGCCAGTCAGTAAAGGCTACGGGGTTCGATGTAAACCACTGATGGTGGTATCTGCATAACGTCACTGCGTTATCCATGCTCCAGCGTACAGACTTCCTAGCTCGACCGTAGATATGCGCGCAATCCGTCCCCTCTTTGAAACAATACTGGCAGCGGTGCTGATCTCTATGCCTGACGCACTTACTAAACCAGTCATCACAGGCTTCTCTTTTCACTGCCATTACATTGATTCCTCAACAGACTCATCTTTTGGCCTTAGATAGCGGATTATCTCAAGTGGCGTCTCTTCTACGTCCTTGAGAGGCTTGGTACTCAGATCCATCATTATGGCTATATCTTGCTCTAATCGCTTTGCCATCGATTCTGCGGCTTCCACGGCCAGTTGCGCGTCATTCTTCATAACTGATCCTTCAATGTTTGTGGGAACGGGACGTATATCCCCTTCTTCTCTGAGAGCCACCGTATAAGCACCTCAGCGGCTTCGCTTAGCTCCCCACCCGTGAGCTTAGTGGTAGAGGTTTTGTCGTACATGGCCTTAATGATGGGCTTGTAGAGCATCTCTTTAACCAGCCCTTCAGTGAAGGGTATTTCGATCTGATCGCTAAAGGGGTGCTTGTTAGAGTATCCAGCGTCATTGAGCTGCTCTGCCATCTGTCTGAACCATAGGTGGATGGCGTTATTCTGCCGCTCAGTCCTACCAAATGGCTTGATTGAGTACAGAAGATGATTGCCTTGGCTGTACTGATCTTTTAAGAACTTTATGAAAAACTCTAAACTATCCTTGGTGTCTACAATCCATCTATGTCCGTCCATACTAAGCTCCTACGACACTCGCTCTTGCTGTATCCATTCCATCAAAGCACCTAGCGGCTTGAGGTGTTCCCGTCCCACAAACCAGCCTGCACCATGCCCTAAGTCTTTTTCCACCATGACTTCTTGGGCCTGCGTGACGCCGATGAACCCCGGAATATCGAACAAATCATCCTCCCCTGTCTTGCAAACCAGCACCGCTACCTGCCAATCAAACTTTGAGTGCTTCGCAAAAAGTAGATTGCCATTAGGAGAAAACGTCCCTTTCACCTGTACCTGTAATTCTCTTTTGCCGCAGTCCACATAGATGTCAGTGCCTAAATCTGGCCCCATCTCGCTGAAGCCGTGCCTCATTCCTAACGCCTTCCTGACGACAATCTCTGAGTGAACGCCTAAAAGCTCCACGTCCAAGTCAGATCTTTTGGTGTCCACCCTCATGTTGGGTATGCCGGTGTCCCGCGACATGTGAGAAGCCGTCCTAGCCATGCGGATAGACATATCTAGTTCTGATGTTCTAAGCCTTACCTTCATGCTCAGCCTCCATGATCTGCCTGCCAATTAACTCCGGTATCTGCGGCACGACCGCGTTGCCTAAGCATCTAAGTCTGTGTGACCTAGCGGGAACCCCATTAGCCACTCGACCCACGTTGGGTTCAGCTGCCCACTGCCTTGCGAATGATGCCTCGCCTCGTCCACCAGAGTTATCGTTGATTGCCCCGTTTTCCTGCAATGTTCGTAAAACTCTTTGCTTTTCGGCCCCTGACTGCCGTTCGCACTCGCTGGGGTACGCCACAATCCAGACCCTATCTCTGTGGTGGTAGGCGCCAACTGCGGAAGCTGGTATACAGTGCCATTCCGCATCGTACCCGACCGAGGAAATGTCCCAGAGAACTCGCTTAAACCAATCTCCCCCGTCTCCATTAAGCAAGTTTGTGACGTTTTCAAAGATGGCGTATCGGGGTCGAATGTCCCCAAGTAGACGGGAGCATTCTGACCACAGCCCACTACGTTCACCGTCAATGCCTGCCTGTCTGCCAGCGGTGGAGATGTCCTGACAGGGGAATCCCCCCGTGATGACATCGACTCCAATTCCGTCTGAAACAAGTCTTTCTGCTGTGATTCGTCTGACATCTTCATAAATCGGTACTCCCAGCCAGTTCTTCTTTAGCACCTTCTGCGCGTAAGGGTCTATTTCGCAAAAGGCTACGGTTTCAAATCCAGCAGCCTCTAAACCAAGGGCAAAGCCACCGATTCCGCTGAACAAATCCAAGACCCTCATGGATTTTCGGCCCAAATAAAAATATCAATGAAAACAACAATATGCCCCTTTTGCCCCTTTTGCCCCACTTTTTGGGGGCCGCCCCCTAAATCACGGGCATAACGGGCATTTGGGGCATATTCTTGATTTTCTTCACATTTTTTTATCACCAGTTTTCACCCCTCCAACGGTAATTTTTGGCATTGTTGCCGGGGTTGCGTCTCAGCTTAAGCATATTGCCTCGTAAGAGATCTATGCAGTTGCGTAACGTCTTCTTTGAGCATTCATTGGGGTTGAGGTCTTCATCATGGAGCATCCTGAACAGCTCTGTCTGGCTGTATTCAGCGCCGCCCTTCATTACAGACTCAAGAAACAGCACTTCGTCCTCATATTTACTAAATGCCTTGCCGACATTGATCTGCGCCGCCTGTTTCTTCTTCAATTCGCCAATGTCTTGCTCATCAAGAAACTCAACAGAGTCGACTGACTCTTCGTAGCCAACAGTTTCTTTTGTCTGCCTGTATCGGAACCCGCCAGAAAATGAGATCTGGCTACGATCCTTCTCATTGATGACCAAAAGCTCTTGGTGGTCAGCGAACTTGTCGTTGAGGGGGTCAAGGCCAAACATATTGTCTACGTCAGCCTTGAGATCGCCTACGCCCTCGTAGATCAAGCGACCGTCTAACGATCGATGCTTGTTACAGTGGCCCAGCAGGATAATCGTGCCACCTGCTGCGGCGAACTGCCTGAAGACATGAAGAATGTCCCGCATATCGCCTTTGTTCAGCACTGGCGCAAACTTCTTTAAGGTGTCACAAATCACTATCTTGCCGTTGGCCTGGCCCTCAAGCCGTATCATGTTCAACAACCCAAGGGCATCCTGAGTGGTGCGTAAGCCGGGATCTTGGCTTGTAGCCAACGTAATCATTGACATACCGTGCTTCTGGCCCATCTTTGCCTTCTGAACTACACCCCTCGCCCCGTCATCCTCATTGAAATAGATGACATCTGAGCCTTTGATAAGGTTATTGCGGATAGACTTGAACAGACTACCTAGCACCCAGACCGTCTTACCGGCCCCAGAAGGCGCGTAGACGAGCGTTACCGTTCCGGTGGTAATCATGCCTGAAATAACTTCGCGTTCGTTAGCGAGCCTCTCCTCAAGCTCTGCGATGCGGTGGTTAGTTGCCGCCGCCTGTAGTCTGGCTAACGATGAAATCGGCTGTGCATGGCCGTTAACTCCTGAGTATCTTTCGTAGTCCTCGTAGCTCGCCATGGGCGGTCTAACTTCGTTGAACTCCCTAATCTTATTAATTAATTCGTCGTCTTTATCCACGATATGCGTCCTCCTCGACAACCTGATATCGCCAAGCTGAGTTATTTTGTAAGACTTTTGCAAACTCTTGCAGTTTTTGAGCGTCCATGCCGCGTAGCTTCTCACCCCTACGGAAAGCGCCGTGGTAGACCAGACACCAGTGCATCATGTAATCCAGATCGTCGGCCGAGAATGTCCTGACCCACTTGGTAGAAGCCTCAGACCACATCCCTTGTGACCGGAGAGCATCGAGTACTTCATCCTGAGTACAGCCCGAGAAGCAATGGACAAGGATTTTGTCATCTGCGTCTGTGATTGACAGGCTAGGGCTTTTGTCATCATGGGCTGGGCAGCAGGCGGTGTACCGAAACTTGCCTACTTGTCTGAACTTTGGAAGGTTTGATAGCTTGTTTAGAACCGAGGCAGGGCTTTCCCTCTCCACCTCTTTGCGTGTTTCCCCGAACGGGCTGAAGCCTAGCGGCCCCTTTTTGTTTTCCACTGGAATCCCTTTTCGTTGAGCGGAACCTATAACTCTGAATCAGCCTCTCTAGCTTGTCAACAAATTGCTTAACTTTTTTAAAGATTAGTAGGCTTGTCAACTTACGTTAACTTGAGTTAAACTGTTTTTAGGTCAACAAAGGAGGGAAGAGTATGGCCGATAAAAACAAAGGTGAGGTAGAGATCCATGGCAAGGTTTATCTAACTGTTGCCAGAAGGATCGATGATTTCAGAAAGTCGGCAGAGTTTAAGGGCTGGTCAATTGAAACAGAACTGGTTAGCTCATACGAATCTATAGTGGTAATGAAATCAACTATTCGAGACAGCGATGGCAAGGTTGCAGCTACCGGATACGCTGAGGAAAACCGTAGCTTTGGCAAGATCAACAAGACTTCTGCTTTAGAGAATGCTGAAACGTCTGCAGTCGGTAGGGCGTTAGCGTTTCTGGGGCTAGGAGGCAGTGAGATTGCCAGTGCAGATGAGGTGTCAAATGCCATCATGTACGGCTCTGCTAAGGACACAATAGATCCGCTTCTTGAACACAACAAAGTGTTATCAGAAAACCTTTCAAGTGTTTGGTATATCAAGCAGCACATTAAAGAAGATGATGAGCTTGGTGTGGCTGAGGCTTGGGATGAGCTTAGTAATGAACAGAAAGAAGCACTGTGGCTTGCTCCAACTAAAGGTGGTGTATTTACCACAGTAGAAAGAGCTTACCTAAAATCTGATAAGTTTTACAATGCAAGGAAACATATACAATGAGTGAAGAAAGAGATTTCGTCAATGGCATGATTGTCAAGAAACCTAACGACAACGCGCCAGATTTTGTCAAAGCCAAGGTGTCTATCAAGCTCGATGACTTCAAGCAGTGGATTGGCGGCTTTGTTAAGGCCAGCCCTAACGACGAGTGGATAAACATCGACATCAAAGAATCACAGAAAGGCACTTGGTATGCCGAACGTGATACATGGAAGCCCAACAAAGAAGGTTCCGCCCCCATAGCTAAAGCAGATGATGATCTGCCCCCTGGCTGGTAACATTAACCGCCGCTGTACTAACTCCCCAGCGGCACTTTTGCCCAGACTCCAAGCGCTGGGCTTTTTTTGAGGTCACAAAATGCCAAACATATCTGAAAAATACATCCAGTGGCGCGAGTTAGGGGCTATGTTTAACGCGCATCAAGCTCCGAGCATAATTAAGGTGCTTGAAAGCAATAACATTCCATATTTTACGGATTCTTCTGGAAAACCTATTGTTGAGCGTTCTTTTTTAGACAAGTCTTATGCTAAAACTGCGGAGCGAGAAGCAAAAAGGCAATCTGTAGAGAGGTCTCTAAAAGAGGGCGGCGACACCACCAGCGCAGTCGAAGCAATGGATAACATGGATACCGCGATTAGCGAGTTTTCTACCACCGTCACAGCTTCGCCAGAATGAGCAAAGATCGGGGTGGTTGGCTTGACCGGGTTCCGGAATGGCTGCCGCCCCTTATCCTTGTTTCAGGTATCTCGCTGTATATCTTGGCGGGGGATATTGCCTAGTTCTTGGTGGTACTTCACGTTTTCTAGGTGTTGTGCCATCACTTCGTCTTTTGACTGCCCCATATAGGCAACGGCCAGCCTCATATCTAACAGCGCCGTGTTCAGGCTCTTAGTCTGAAAACCGTCACTTTCTTGCTTATAGATCGAAGCCAACACCCTGCCAAACTTTCCGCGCTTATCAATATATGTCCTCAGAAGGGCTGTACAGCCTTCTGGCAGCTCGTTTCTTAAGTAATCCTTGGCTAGGTTGCCGAGTGCTTTTGTCTCTACAGTGCCTCCACGTATCTCGCACGTATCCAGACCGTACAAACGGATCGCTTGATTATGCAGCCAGACACCCATACCTAAGTCCAGATCAACACGGCAGGAGTCGCCGTCATACACTGAAAGCACTTTCGACTTATAGGTATACATGATGACCTCCAAGGAGAAGGCGGCGTTTTGTCTACAGGTGCCGCAGACCTGCCAACGGGCAACAAGGGATCGCCCTAGACGCTAGAATACTAGCACGATGATGGCTAAAGCCACTAGACAGCCTAAAATGCCCGCAATACAGCAGACGGCCGCTAGCAGGAGCTTCTCTGTTCGATTGCTATACATCGCCGTGATCCGACCAGTGGTAATCGGCGTTTGATGCGTCATCTTCAACTAAATCCATGATGTAGTCGAAGTTAACCATGCGCGTGATATTGACCTCACCTGACCCCGCGATATGAGTCATTACCTTAATCAGCTCAAAGGTTTGGGGTTCCGCGTCACCGTCACCCGCGTTGATGCGGTAGGAAACTTGGCAGTCCAGAGTGATAAATTCCGCGTCCAGTTCACAATCGAACGTGTGAACGCGGTCATATAAACTAGCTACACCCATTACAAGCCCTCCTGTTTCGCCAGATCCAGCAAAAACTCGATGTGCAGCAGTGCCATATCAAGGCCGGTTTCAAGCCCACGGTAGTGAGCCTGGTTTGCAAAGTTTGACTCATCATAGGCGGCCTGTAGCTTTTTCAGCGCGTCCAGGTGTTGCGCCTTGAGTCGGTCGCGGCGTTCTAGCATTTCAGAAACTAAAGATAGTCCGGTATTCATTGCTTCACCTCCCCGCGCAGAATGTCGGCAGCGTCCATCAAAGATAGACGTACCTGAGCTATTGTGTCGGTTTGCTCTACCTTTGAAAGCCTGTCAATCGTGCTGGCTAAATCGTCGCAGGCTTCTTGTAAACGTAGGCGGTCGCTTTTTGATTGTTCTTGCACATATGGGAACAACTGACGCGCAATCGTCCGAACATCCGTAGCATGGACTAAATCTAGGCTTTTGAATGTACTGTGGATGTGGTCATAGACGCAGGCTACCTCACTTGAAACCAGGTGCGGGCAACAGGCGCTAATGTACCTTTCACTAAATGAACTCATAACTTCCCTCTTTTCTGTTGTTGAAATGTCAATGTTGAAAATGCCCCGCCGATAGCGGCAAGGCTTTTCAAAGTTTAACGATGTTTGCTGTTTTACTCAATGCCTGATTTGAACAGATCCTCAAGCATTTGATAGGCGGATAACTCTC